CTGTACTTGAGAGTAAAAAGATGAGCAATGCATTAATGTTGTGTTCCGACACTATGTTGATGCCTTATCATATGTGGTTCCCAAATGCAGATTTTAAGGGTGAACCGTATAATGAAATAAATGTTAAGTTAGTTACGGCCCCGTTTCAGAAGGATGGTAGGGATGTAACTGGTAATATTTGCAACGTTAGACTAAATTGGAATAATTGCATTAGAGTGGAGAGTGCTGATTTAGTTATGTGTAATGTGCTCATTGGTCCAAAGAAGGATTTAAAGAAATATTTGACCAATGAGAGAGTAACAGGTCAGTATGTGAGCGCTGCACGCTCTCAATTGACTGGTTGCAAGAAATTAGGACATGGCACAATTATACGTGCTAGCAGAAATGTCTGGGATGGCACAGATTGTTCATATAACCAATATGATACCAAGAATGTAATTCCATGGGTAAAAGGAGATTGTTGTACTGCAATTATTTCTGAAAACTCCAATCCTGCTCTAGTTGGTTTGCATCTAGTCGGTTATAGTAGTAATTCAAAACAAGATTTGACTTTGGGTTTTTCATATATCTTGGAGAAAGATATAATTTTATCGACATACCGTGCGTTAATAAGTAAGTGTGGCTTGTGCGAATTACATGCCGAAGCAGAGATACCATTAGTTGTATGCAATAAAACAGTGGGATTCAAAAATGAAATCGGCGTAACAGCATTAAATTGGATAACACAGGATGTGCCTAATCCAGTTTTTACCTATTATGGTACTGTAGCCGGGGGTTTTACTGCAACATCAGCTGTCAGGAATAGCATGATAGTTGACGATTTAGTTAAGATGACTAGCGTGCCACAAAAATGGGGACCGCCTAATTTTGCACCACCTGATGAAAGTGGTAAGAAACGGAAGTGGATACCTTGGTATACTGGTCTCAAGAACTTGACTAACCCATGTAAAACTATAGATGGGGCCGCTCTTAAATGGGCTATGAAAGATTTTTCTAGACCCATTTTTAGTGCAATATTCACTGCAAATGTTGACTTGGTACGTCCTTTGACAAATGTGGAGATTTTGAATGGCATAAATGGTAAACGGTTCATTGATAAAATGAATTTTAAGTCATCAATGGGGTTTCCGTTGGTTGGTGCTAAATCTAAGTATTTGGTAGTCGACCCAGTAACGGAGTTAGTAGATTTTGCAGACCCAATATTTTGGGAAGAAGTTAAGCGATGTGAGCAAGTGTATTTAGAAGGAAATATGTGTAATCACATATTTAAAGCTTGTCTTAAAGATGAAGTCGTTAAAACTAAGGATGATAGTGGGAATTATAAGAAAGCTAGGATTTTCCAAGCTGCACCTATAGTTTTACAACTATTAACTCGCAAGTATTTTCTACCACTTATGCGGTTTTATTGTATGAGACCAATATTGTCAGAATGCGCAGTGGGAATTAATTGTTTCTCTTTGGAATGGGAAGAATTATACTCTCACATGACCATTTTCGTGGAAAGTGACGTAGATGTTGGTATATTTGGAGGTGATTATGCTGCGTGGGATCAGCGCTGTCCAACACAATTAGTGGTGGCTGCGCTAACAATATTGATTGAAGCAGCAGAGAGGACAGGCAATTATTCAATGGATGAGCTATATATCATGCAAGGTATAGCCACAGATTTAGCTTATTGCTTAATAAATTTTAACGGATCACTGATGAGATTTATGGGCATGGTTCCTTCTGGTCACAATTTAACTGCTGTGCTTAATAGTAATGCAAATAGCCTACTAGCTCGAGTAGCGTATTATCAATTAAATTTGAAAAATAAAATGATACCACCGCCTTTCAGGAGCAGAGTAGCAATAAGCACTTATGGTGATGATATATTTGGTAGTGTACATAAGAGTATGCGTGACATCTTCAACATTGTGACTTACGCAGAATATTTAGATAAGGAGATTGGTATGGGGTTTACTATGCCTACAAAACATGCACAATTAGTGAAATTCATAAGTAAAGATTCCCCTGATGCTGATTTTTTAAAGAGGCATTCGCATAAAGTTGAGGGTTTGTGTGATGCATCAGGGAAGGCAGTCCATGTTGGAGTAATAGGTATTGAATCTATTTTGAAATCATTGTACTGCGTAAAGTGTTCAAAGTCAGAAGAAAAGAATGTGTTGATTGCAACAATTTTATCGGCTTTACATGAATTGTTTTTCCATGG